AAAATTACCAAAGGTGGTTTACCTAATAAGACTCTTAACATCGCACTTGCTGGTACGGGTGTCGGGAAGTCTTTATTCATGTGCCATGTTGCTAGCTCCGTGTTGCTCCAAGGACGAAACGTACTCTACATTACAATGGAAATGGCAGAGGAGAAAATTGCTGAACGAATTGATGCAAACTTATTAGACATATCTATTCAAGATTTGTCAGATCTTCCAAAGTTAATGTTTGAAAATAAAGTTACTGATGTATCAAAGAAAACTCAAGGTCAATTAATTATCAAAGAATATCCTACAGCAGGTGCTCATAGTGGTCATTTTAAAACATTATTAAATGAATTATCGTTGAAAAAATCTTTCAAACCTGATATAATATTCATAGATTATTTAAATATATGTGCTTCGTCACGCTATCGAGCAGCAGCAAATGTCAACTCCTACTCCTATATTAAAGCGATTGCAGAAGAACTCCGTGGTCTTGCTGTTGAAGCGAATGTGCCGATTGTTTCTGCGACTCAGACTACTCGTAGCGGTTTTGCTAGCTCTGATGTTGACCTTACTGACACTTCCGAGTCCTTTGGGCTTCCTGCAACTGCTGATCTTATGTTTGCTCTTATATCTACTGAAGAACTCGAAGGACTCAACCAAATAATGGTTAAACAATTAAAGAATAGATATAACGATCCAACTATCTTTAAAAGATTTGTGATAGGAATAGATCGTGCTAAGATGCGATTATATGACTGTGAACAGAAAGCACAAGAAGATATTCTTGACAGCGGACAAGAAGAGGAGTATAATAAATTCAAACAAAAACCAAAAAAATCATTTTCAGAATTTAAATTTTAATGACTAAAAAAGTTGACTTTACTAAGTATGCTGATTTCGTGGATGGTGTCACATCCCATCCCAGTAATGATTATCAATGCTTTATTGAAAGTGTTAGTGCCCTTAATGGAAAGGGTGCCAATATTGAACGTCTTCTTACTGCTTCCGTTGGCATTTGTGCTGAAGGTGGTGAGTTTATGGAGATCGTTAAGAAGATGGTTTTCCAAGGTAAACCTTGGGATGAGCATAATCGAAAGCATCTTATTATTGAGTTGGGTGATGTTATGTGGTATGTGATGCAGGCTTGTATGGCATTAGAAGTTTCATTAGATGAAGTTGTCGAGGGAAACGTAGATAAATTAAAGAAGAGATATCCTGGTGGAGAATTTAATGTCTACCAATCAGAAAATCGTAAAGAAGGAGATTTATGAGGGAGCAATTAATTAAAGCATTACTCGCACACGCACAAGGTGATATTGCCAAACACAAAGCAAATATTGAAGTATATCTTGCAAATCCTGTGGGTATTGGAGAACATTCAAATATTGTAGAAGCAATCGAAGGAGAATTAGATATGATTGCTAAGTATCAAGATCAGATAGACATTATCAATAAATACTTCAAAAAGTAATGAGGTATGGCGACTAACGCTAGAGAAACTGCTAAACAAGAAAATGGTTCTAGGGTATTTTTTGAATCTGTGATTGAAAAAAATAAAGAACCATCAGATAGAGATATGTTCAAAATTTATGATGGGTATGGTCCTGACTGGAAAGAAGTATATCGTAAGCAATCTTCAGCGTTAAAAAAATTTCTAGGATCTAGCAGAGGATATGAATATTCTAGAGATGATGGAATTATGCCATATCTTGAAGACATTGCTAAGAAACAGTGTGGTGTATCAGTAAAGGATCGTTGGAATCCTATGGATATTGTCATGGTTAAAAAATCCATGAAGAGGATTGTTGAGGGAACTATAAGAGAGATTACAAATATAGATGGAATGAGTAAAGAGGCAAAACTTACTGTTCTTAATGCATATATGAGAGAAGCATTAAGAGATAAAATTTTGATTGGCATATCATTAAAAGCAATTGATATGAAGAAAAAAACTGCTAATGTAGATTTATCAAATGCGGGTCAAAAAAAAGGTCAACCTGTTATGGTAGACATGAAACCAAGATCTTTAAAGTGCACTATGACACTGGGTAAAAAGAGACCATTTTTATTTGATACTGGTGAACTTGGATTTGATATAGTTACAACAAAAGGTGGAGAAATTCATGGTCAATCCAGAAACTTTCAATATTCTAAAGCAAGAAATTTAGTACAGACAGATTTAACACCTAAAGGAAGAGATAGAGGTGCGAAACTTGGAAAAGTTTCTAGTGTTGCACTGGATAAGTTTTTAGGAGATTTAAGATTAGAACGTCCAACTTCTGCTGCAAAAAATAATTATATTCCTAGTGTTGGTAACTGGACAGATAGAGATAAAAAGTATTGGATTGATTTGTATAAAAAGTTAGATCAATCTGGTATGATTGATTTTGGTGAAGTCGCTGTATATGAAAATGGTGTAAAAGTTGGTGATGGTATTGAATCGGTCATAGATTATGCGATTGCTTATGAAACTCGTAATGCGGATAGAAGTTCTGCAGGTAGATTCTCTTCTAAATTAATTGCCATGGAGTGGGCACATATATGGGTGCAAATTTCAAAAATGAAAAAAACAAAAGAGTGGTGTACAGCATTATACTATGGTGCAAAAAAAGAGTTTGGAGATGTTAACGGTCCTTTTTTAAAAATATATTAATATGATGAATGATTTAATTAACAAACTATTTGATTCGTTTGAAACGAAGTCAAAAAATCAAAGGCAAATCTTTAATGATTTTGTATATCATGTGTATATTTCCTTTGATGGGGTAGTTGGTGGAAAGAAGCATAAACGGAAAACAGATAAATATATAAAAATACGACAAAAAATTATTAATTATATTATTGCAAATGAAAAAGCAATAATGTTTAAATTATCAAGATGAAGTCTTTTTTACAGTTTATATCTGAATCAAAAGCAGTTCAACAGGCTACCCGTATGGGTTTGGTTGGTGATGGACATGGTGGATGGTATGATAAAAAAGGAGAGTTTGTAGCAAAGACAGATAAAGGACAGTTAAAATTTTATAATAAGAGACAGAGAGTAGGTAAGCAAGATCCACCACAGACAGATAAAGAAAAGAATTTATCACAACAAACATCATCTCAACCACAGGCAGAGAAACCAATTGAGATGAAACCCCCAGAGGTTGAAAAAACAAAAGGAACTTTGACTGTAGCATTTGGTAGATTCAATCCACCAACCACAGGACATGAGAAGTTATTAAATACAGTTGCTTCTTCATCAGATGATGGTGACTATGTAATCATACCTTCACGCAGTCAGGATAAAAAGAAGAATCCATTAGATCCCGATATGAAAGTTTCTGTGATGAAACAAATGTTTCCACAGCATAGTGAAAAAATAATTAATGATCCTGGTAATAAAACCATCTTTGATATACTAAAGAGAGCACACAACGATGGATATACTGGTGTTCGAATTGTTGGTGGTGCTGATCGACAGAAAGAATTTGATAAGTTAGTCAATAATTATAATGGTAAGATGTACCAGTTTGATAATATTGAAGTTCGTTCTGCTGGTGATCGTGACCCTGACTCTGACAGTGTAGAGGGAATGTCCGCATCAAAACAAAGAAAGGCAGCAGCAGAGAATGATTTTGATAATTTTTTAAAGGGTGTTCCAACTGCGATGAATAAAAAGGCAGCAAGAGAACTGTTTGATAATGTCAGAAAGTCCATGAATATTAAAGAAGGTTGGAATCTTTGGGAGATCGCACCTAAGTTTGATTGGAAGAACTTGCGAGAAAATTATTTAAATAAAAAAGTTTTTAATATTGGAGAGACAGTTCAAAATATAAACACTGGATTGATAGGTAGAATCATAAGAAGAGGTACAAGTTATCTAATTTGTGTGACAGAGGATAAAATTATGTTTAAGTCATGGTTGAAAGATATCACTGAAGCAGTTGTAAATGGCACAGATCAATCAGGTGTTCCTGCGAGTCAAAGATTGATTGGAACGGATGCTCATAGAAAATATACTGAGACTTTAGTGCCAGGATCTTCTTACGGAAAACAATTCATAAATAAATATAGAAAAAAGAGTAAGTAATTTATCTTCATGGAAAATACTGGTAAACCTTCTGCACCTATGGTAGGCGGTGGAGCGAAAGAGAAAGTTGAGAAACAAGCAAGACAACTCGCTTACGATACTAGATATAAAGTTCGTCAAGCTTTGAAAGCAAAGAGTGGTGGAAAAGCAGATCCAATGGCTGTTAAGAAGGCATATGCCACACAACTTGCCAAATCACCTGCATCTCCTGCTGTGAAGACAAGAGCAAAACAGATGTTGATGGGTGAAGATTATGTAGATGTTAACAAACTTATTGCTGACACTACAGCATCAGCAATGTTTAAAGTATTTGTTGAGCATCATAAGAAGGATGCTGATGGTAATGTAATACCACATGAAGACGAAGAAGAGATAACAGAAGAAGATTCAAAAGAAAAGACATATAAGGTTAGAGTTACTGATAAAGAGAGTGGAAACTCTTATGTAAGAAAGGCAACTCGTGCAAAGATTTCTGAATTACGTAATAATCCAAACATCTCTTCAGTTGAAATGACTGAGTATGGAGAAGTTACCAAATCAGAAAAGTATAAAGGTAAGAAAACTGCTCAAGCAAAAGGTGGTGGTGGATTAGACCCAGTTGGTAAAGAAGATGGCGACATCAATAATGATGGAAAGAAAGATGGTACTGACAAGTATCTTATGAATCGTCGTAAAGCAATTGGTAAAGCAATGGCAAATAAAGAAAGTTATTCTTGGAGAGAAGCTTTCAGTGGACTTATTGAAAAGAAAGAAGAAGAGGATAATAAGATTACAGGAAAAGGAGTTAACAATAAAAAGTTAATTAAGGTATTTCCTGATGAAGTAAAAGAAGACGTTGCCACTGAAGTAAAGGATAAGAACGAAAAAGATCCTAACAGCAAAGCAAAAAAGAAAGAGGAAGAAGAGGATCCAAGATCTATGCCTACAAAAGTTAACTTGATGAAAAACAAGTTAAGAGCAATGGGTGTGATGGGTGGTACTCAAATGCCTAGTATGTCAGTAGGACCTACAAGTGGTCAGAAATTGAATATGTATAATGAAAAAGAAGTTGATGGTGGATTAGTTGATGAAGCAATGTCCTCATATGACAAGGCAAGAAAGGCAGCAGCAAAGAGAGCAGCAGATAGAAACGCTGAAAGAAAAGCAGGTAAGAGAGGTGGAAGAATGGAAAATGAAACATATAGAACTGAAATGGGAACAAGAATGCATCATAAAGGATACAAAGCAGAAGAAGCGAATCCATCAGTTCAACAAGCAGTTGAAGCACTTAGTTCAATAATGAAAAAGAAGTCTAATTTAGGTGAAGAAGGATACGATATCGCAAGAGATCGTGGAATGATAAAACCTGCGAAGGACAAGAAAGACGGAACTTCATATCCACCAAGTGAAGAAATGAAAAAGACACAGAAGGTAGTTAAAGGACCTTCTGCACTTGACATGGTGAAGAAGAAATATGGCAAGGCTGTCATGGATATGGGTAAAAAATAATGCCAGCATTATCTAAGAAACAACAAAAGTTTTTTGGAATTGTTCGTGCTATACAAAAAGGAGAACAAGCTCCAACTACACCTGAGACCGCAAAGGCAGCAGCGGATATGAAGAAGAGTGATGTAAAGAAATTTGCATCTACAAAACATAAAGGTTTACCTGAAAAGAAGGTTGCTAAAGAGGAGTATGGTAATCCAAAAGTTGGAACTGCTTTAAAAATGGCACGACTGATTGATAAAACAAAACCTGGTCCAAGAAGTAAGAGAACAAAGATAAGTCAGTATCTGAAGAGAAGAGAAATGGATGCTGATAAGAAAAAATTTGCTGCGATGGGAGAAGAACTTAAAATAAGTGAAGATAAACAGATTAAAAAGATTGTTAAGCAACTTCGTAAATCAGTTAAGAGTCATGCAAAACAGGCAGATACTCTTGAGAAGAAGATAGAAGAAGAATCAAACCCACGCATCCCAAGAAAGAAGGGACAACCAGCAAACTCAAAGAAGCATTCAGATTTATATACAGATGAAAATCCTAAAGGAACTATTCACGGACTCGGTTTTAAGGATGTGGCTACTGCTAAAGCATCTGTCACAAAAATACGTGGTTCATCAAGATCACATGCTCATAAGATTCAAGCGGCTGTTGCTATGGAACAAAGGGCGAGAGAGATGGGTAAAACCTCTGAAGCAGCAGTATATCGAAAGTATATCAATTCGATGAAAAAGAAAACTAAGAAAATGAATGAAGCAGCAAATCCTGCACAACAAGCTGCGATTGCTATAAATATGAAGAAGAAAGGTAAAAAACCTAAAGATATGAACGAGGGTTCACTACATAAATGGTTTAAAGGTTCTAAATCCAAAGACGGAAAAGGTGGTTGGGTTAATGTAGTTACTGGTGGAACCTGTGCAAGTGATGAACCTGGTGAGGGAACACCTAAATGTGTGTCATCTGCGAAGAGAGCAAGTATGAGTAAATCGGAAAGATTATCTGCTGCTCGTCGTAAAAAGAAAGCAGATCCTGGTCAACAGCAAAAAACTGGTGCTGCGAAACCAACTTATGTCTCAACCGATAGTCCTAGGAAGAAAAAAATGAAAGAAGAAACTCAACTTAATGAAGTGAAAGACAAGAAGGGTAAGGGTAGTGGAAGTAAAGATGCCTGTTATCATAAGGTTAAGTCAAGATATTCAGTATGGCCAAGTGCTTATGCATCAGGTGCATTAGTCAAGTGTCGTAAAGTTGGTGCTGCGAACTGGGGTAATAGTAGTAAGAAAGAAGAGTTTGAACCAACTGGTATTTCATTCCAACAGTTCCAAGAAAAATGCTGGAAGGGATATGAAAAGAAAGGTATGAAGACAATGTTTGGTAAGAGATATCCAAACTGCGTAAAAAAAGAAGAGGTAGAAGTTGTAGAAGCAAAGTATGAGGCAGGTGCTTCAACTTATGGTAAAGCAACGATTAGAAATAAAAGAAAGTTTGGAACATCTGGTGAGTTACCTGATCCGTTGACTGGAAAAAAGATTACAAAAGATGCGACAAGAGGTGAGTTAATTGCTAAAAGAAGAGAGGAACACAAAGCAAAACGCGGTATGAAAGAACAACTTTCAAGTTGGAGAGGAGAACTAGGTTATGAGGGTAAGGACGACTCAAAAAAGTTAACTGAAGATGATATGAAAGGTATGAGTGTCAAGTCAGGACACAAAAGACCTACTAAATCAGGTGCTGGTATGACACAGAAAGGTGTTGAGGCATATCGTCGTAGAAATCCTGGTTCTAAACTAAAAACTGCTGTAACTACAAAACCATCTAAGTTAAAGAAAGGTTCAAAGGCAGCAAATCGTAGAAAAAGTTACTGTGCAAGAAGTGCAGGTCAGATGAAAAAGTTTCCAAAGGCAGCAAAGGATCCGAATAGTAGATTAAGACAAGCAAGAAGACGTTGGAATTGTTAATATAAATTTAAGGTGTCTATATATGTTAGATGTTAAGTTAAAATCATGTTTTCATTTTTACTACCTTTTGCTTCAAAAATAATTTCTGATGCAGTATCTAAGATTCCAGATGATGCTGAACTTGGAGATCAGTTAATAGATATTTGTCTTTTAGTGCTTGAAAAAGCAGTTAAGTTGACGAAGACTACTGCTGACGATAAATTACTTGAGACTGTTAAAGAGGCACTTAAGTCTCGTTAATATCAGAGATATATAAATATCTTTAGAAAAACTAGTAGGTAAAGAACATGGCTCTTTGGGGCAAATCAGAATTGATTTATAATTCAGGAAAAGTCACAATTAATTTTTCTGATAAACAAATTAAAAGACATAGTGGTACTGTAGATTTTGTCGCAGCGGGTATAAAAACTGGTGACGTTTTCACTGTTGGTACTGCTGGTAGTATAGGTGCTGCTGTTGTCAGTAGTGTTGTTGGTGTCCATACGGTTACTATCGCAAGCACTGGTGATTTTCAATTTTTCGGTGCTAACCAAATTACTAACGAATCTTATTATGTCAACCAGAAACCAAAATCAACACTAGATGATCCTAAATTTAATCCACCAGAAGTTAATACAACTGGATTCTCAGTGAGTCCTGTGACGATTACTGTTAAAGGTATCGACACATCAGAAGCTTCTGAAGCAGCAGCTGCAGGAATCGGATCATACGCACAACATGCAGGATGGGTTGGTGTTACAACTTATGTTGATATGCATGGTAATTTTAGAAGAAAAGTTGAGAATCTTGTCGCATTCTCTGGCATAACAAGTGATCGTTAATTTATGATATGAGATTTGATGAATTGAACGAGAATAACTATATGTTATTCGCTATAAAATTTTACAACAATCCTCACGCAGTAACTAAAGAAGACTTTGAAGATGACTTAAAAAGAATTAAGTATATCAAAAGACTTTTAAAAAGGTACAAAAATACTGGTGTTTTAAAAACACATTTAATTTTAAATCATCTCACAGTTTTGTTTAATGTTTTTGATGACGCTGCTACACCGTTACTCTTCTATAATTTAGAAGAAGACCTTTGGCCAGCGATCAAAAGTTTTCTTATATTTTTAAACCGAGTACCAGAATATCCAAAGAGTCATATTCATGGTATACCTGAGGATATGGTCTGTATCAAAGAACTCAACCTAGTCTAATGAACATCAACAGAATCATTACTATTGTTAGGAATTTAAAGGAAGATGTTCCTACCAATAATACTGGTTCAAATGGTTCAACGGCTGGGTTTTCTGCTGCAGCAACAGGTGCAGTTACTGGATATGATAAATTATTAAATGAACCTTTATTAGATCAGGATTATCAAACCCCTTATGGTTTGAATTATCGACTTTCAAATGTATTCCCTGCTGAGAAGTTGACTGAAACTGATGTTGATGATATGGTAGATGCATCAAAGGAGTATATGAATATATCTGATAAATCAAATAACGATTCTCGATTAGAAAAATTAATTAATATAGTTCGTTCAATTCGTGAAGAGGTTGTTGGTGCAGGAGCACCTCCAACAAATAATGCGAGTAGTGGTGCTATAGCAGGTTTACCACCCGATAGTCCACCTGTCAGAAAAAAGAAAAAATATATTTATGGTGGTCGTGGTTCTCGTAAAATGTGGTTAAATAATAAATATTCTGGAAGTAAAAATACTTAATTGTGGAAGACACTAACAATGTTAATGCTGCTATTCTCGAAAGATTAGAGAAAGTTGTTCAGTCTTTACAGGAAAACTCTGTGAAGATGGGAGAACTTCTTGCAGTTCATAATGAGAAGTTAGATAAGCAAGATCGTATTGATGCAGTATTGTTTGAAAAAATCGAACAGGTAGATCAGAAATTAGATAGACACGCAACAGATATTAAGAAAGGATGTGAGAGAGATATAATGCTCGTAGATAATCGTCTAAGAACGATAGAGAAAAAGATGTGGACAATCGCAGGTGCTTTAACAATAATTAGTTTTGTAGTATCTCCAATCGGACAAAGATTTGTAAGATCGTTGACAGTTCCACCACAATCAAGTATAATGCAAGTAAAGTAATTACTTGGAATGAGTGAAGTTGAATTTAAAAAACATCGTGTGTTCCGTGAAACACAGGATGTTATTTTTTATGATATATCAGTAGATGAATCAAACGCAGCAGATTTAGTTGTACATACTGGATCTGCTACCTCTCCTCCTGCTGATTGTGTAGGTGGAAAGCAATTTTATATTCATGGTTTTCAAGACGATTATAATCGAGTAGTATCTGGTGAAAGAACATTTGAACTAGTAAACCTTCAGTGGAAATATAAGTATCATATTGTACATCTTAATCGTCAGAGTGGTGCATTATTAATACCTCGTGGAACTTTTCATCGTTCTGTATCAGGAGAGAGTGGATCTATAGTCATCAATCAAGCAAAAAGATACGATGGATTCGATCCTCACTCTGAGTTTTATCCTGTATCTACTGCTGAGAATCTTGATTTATATAATGTTCTTAAAACTGAAAAACCAGTAATTCATACTTTAGGTGAATAATGGATATCGTTGATTCAAAATATATTGGATTAATATCATCAAGACTTCAAAAGTTTAAGAGAGTCAAGGCAGACCTCTATAACTTTCGTTGTCCGATCTGTGGTGACTCTCAAAAGCACAAGAATAAGGCAAGAGGTTATATCTACCCATTAAAGGCAGATATGAACTTCAAGTGCCATAACTGTGGAGCATCGACTACATTTAATAATTTCTTAAAGACAATTGATCCAACACTCCATAAACAATATGTTATGGAGAAGTTCAAAGAAAGAAATGTTGGTAGAGGTTCTATAATACCAGAACCAGAATTTAATTTTAAGAAACCAGTATTCAAATCTAAATTAAATTTACCAAAAGCATCAGAAGTACCGATTGCTACAAAATATCTTGAAAAAAGAAAAATAAATCCAAATCTTTTTTACTTTACAAATGAATTTCAAAAATGGACAAATACACATAAACAAACCTTTAACAATATTAACAAAGACGAAAGTCGTGTTATAATACCACTGCATGATACAGAAAAGAATTTGATTGGATTTCAGGGCAGAAGTCTAGGTCCTAATTCTGTTAAATACATTACTGTGATGCTTAGTGAAGATGCCCCTAAAATATACGGATTAGATAAAATAGATGAAACAAAACCAATCTTCATCACCGAAGGACCGTTCGACTCAACGTTCGTGGAAAACTCGGTTGCTATGTGCGGTTCCGATCTTGATGTTCGGACGTTTGGTTGGAGCAATTATATTTGGGTTTTTGATAACGAACCTCGTAACAGAGAAATCGTTGAAAGAATCGACAAGACCATTGGTCGAGGAGATAAGATAGTTATCTGGCCAAAACAAATAGTTGAAAAAGATATCAATGATATGGTATTATCTGGGCACGATATTATGCCAATATTAAAATCGAATACATATTCGGGATTAGAAGCAAAAGTAAAATTTAACAACTGGAAAAAGGTATGAGTAACGGAACAAAGGTAGTCAAAAGAAATGGTTCAATTGAACCTCTTAACCTTGAGAAGATGCATGTGATGGTAGAGGAGGCATGTAAGAACCTTGCAGGGGTCTCTGCAAGTCAAGTAGAGATACAATCGGGTATACAGTTCTATGATGGCATTTCGACTGGAGAGATACAAGAGATATTGATTCGTTCAGCAAGTGATTTAATTGACTTAGATCATCCTAATTATCAATATGTTGCAGCAAGACTTTTACTATTTGCTTTGAGAAAAAATTTATATGGTAGAATACATGAACTTCCTAATTTAAAAGACCATGTAATAAAATGTATTGATAAAGGAATATATGATGAAGATATATTAACCTCCTACAATGATGAAGAGTTTGATAAGTTAGAATCATTCCTAGACCATGATCGTGATTATTTGTTCACATACGCTGGTCTAAGACAAGTTGTAGACAAATATCTTGTACAAGATAGAAGCACAGGCAACCTATATGAAACACCACAGTTCATGTATTTGTTAATTGCTGCTACAATTTTCTCTAAATATCCACAAGAAACAAGATTAGATTACGTCAAAAAGTATTACGATGCTATATCAAAACACAGAATCAACATCCCAACACCAATCATGGCAGGAGTCAGAACACCCCTTCGGCAGTATGCGTCTTGCGTTCTGGTTGATATTGACGATACCTTGGATAGTATTTTTAGTAGTGATATGGCCGTTGGTCGCTATGTCGCTCAAAGGGCTGGTATCGGCATCAACGCAGGTCGCATCCGTGGGATCAACGCTAAAATCAGAGGCGGTGAAGTGCAGCACACAGGTGTTGTCCCGTTCCTCAAAAAGTTTGAAGCAACTGTCAGATGTTGCACTCAAAATGGCATCCGTGGTGGATCAGCGACTGTCCACTTCCCCATTTGGCACCAAGAAATCCAAGACATAATAGTTCTTAAGAACAACAAAGGCACAGAGGATAATCGAGTTCGCAAACTTGATTACTCAATTCAGTTGAGTGCTTTATTTTACCAAAGATTTATTGACAATGAACAAATTACATTATTTTCTCCTCATGATGTTCCTAACCTTTACGACAGTTTTGGGACTGAATCATTTGATGACTTATATCGAACTTACGAATCTGATGAATCTATCCCAAAGACTAGCATAGGTGCACAAGAACTTATACTTTCCCTCTTGAAAGAAAGAGCAGAAACTGGTAGAATATATTTAATGAATATTGATCACTGCAATTCTCATTCATCTTTCATAGACAAAGTTGAGATGAGTAATCTATGCCAAGAGATCACATTACCAACTAAACCTATACAACATATTGACGATGACTCTGGGGAAATTGCTCTCTGTATCCTTTCTGCTATTAATATTGGCAAAATTAGGGATGTTTCGGATCTTAAAAGTCTTTGTGATCTTAGTGTTCGGAGTCTTGATGAACTCATTGATTTTCAAGGTTACCCAGTCGAAGCAGCAGAAATCGCTACTAAAGCAAGACGCTCCCTCGGTATTGGTTACAT